TGATATTTAATAATTTTTTTTATTATGTTGTGGAAAGTGCTCAATTTGTTGAACGACTTACAAAAGGATATGCAGGCGGTAATAAATCAACTGATAATTCGTTAATTATTGGAGATAAGAAAGATCAAATTCTTAATAATTGGATAAATACACCTACACTTCCATCATATATATTGCCTTCTGAGGTACCCAACTGGCCGCGACTATCCCATGAAGAGGCTCACAATGTAGTCAATAAACAAGCAAGTGCCAAATTTGCCAATGACGGTTGGTTTTTCAGTGAGCATTTATAATGACCGTTCCAACTCCTGATTTTCAAAATTTAAAGTTATCAATAGGTTTCAATATATTGGGTGGAGCCAGTTTTGTTGATGATCAACATAATCCTGGGGCAGCTCTACAAGGGGATGGTATTGATAATGCTTTAGATCTTGGTTCGCCTGTACTTCAAAGTGGTGATGGAACAGCGCAAACCGTACAATTTTGGGCGCTTATTCCAGATCTCACATCCAGTACAGGTATTCAAGATGCTTTAGGGCAAGTGACGGCTGATATCACTTCTACTTTTAGAATGTTTATTTTAACTGGTGGAACAAATCATGGAAAACTTTGTGGTCAGTTTCATAGTGGTTCAAATAATGTTGTCACAACAGGTGGTAACACCAGACTTGATACAGGTCTATGGATTCTCATAACGGTTAGAGTAAATGGGAACGTGGTTGATCTTTTTTATAACGGTATTGAGGAAGCAAGCTATGCACCAGACAAGAATTTTCAATTCGGTTCCGGCTACAGCGGTCCACCATTAAACGCAGCCGACCTGACAGTAGGAGGGGCTTTAGGAGCAAACTTTATTGAAAATGGATTCTTGATGTCGCGTATAAAAATATGGCGAACAGTTACCCTTTCAGATCCCGAAATTTTAGAAGAATTCAACAATGAATTTGCCGCTATTGGTGAAGGTTTTATTACAGGAGAAACAGAAGAGAATCGCCGTAGGGGTGTGATGTTCACAGATGGAAGGGCGAGACTCTAATGTTAGAGGGACCGGCTCTAAAACCAAAAGATACAATCAATGTCAGTTTCAGCGGTAGTGATGGGTCAGGCGTTGAAACTGGAAGCTTGATTTATGAAGTTTTGGGAAATGTAATTTATCAAGGGTCATCCTTCGTGGGTGAAATTTCTAAAATCAATGCAATTGTCCATATATTTAATGCGACATCCGGTGACATAAGAATTTTTGATGTGACAAATGCAAACACTATCGCAGAATTAACGGGATTTACTGACACCATACCAACAATTAATGATTTAGGTTCGATTAGTAATCTTCCATCGGGTGAGGCTCTTTTCGAACTGCAACTCCTTCGAACTGGTGGCCCTGGAAGCAGTCGGTGTAGGTGTTCAAATGTTCAATTACAGATTTGAGATGGATTATGATTACAAATTATAGTGTTAGAAAAGTTTGTGAAGATGACGATGGAAGTGGAAAATCATTTCATTATTATCGTGAATTACAAATAGACACATTAAATAAAAATATAATTTGCCCCATACATCCAGATTCAATCACCAGGAATTTTGTGATTGAAGGGATTGAAATAATCTAATGTCTACCTTAACATCAAAAAATAGCATTTCCACTTTTCACAATTTCTTAGTTGCAAATTCTGCAGGCGTACCCGTAACGGGATTGGTCAATGCCAATTTCACAAAGCTACTATTTAATCCTTCACACATTGAAGTCAGCGGTAGTATTCCCGTAACTGTGACTGAATTGTCGGGTGGAGCCTATTTCGCTGAATTCACCCCCAACGTGATAGGCACATGGTTTGTTGTTATATTCAATGCGGCCAATTTCCCCCAGGGCCAGGGCGGAGAGGTTCAGGTATTCGTCAATGATATTGATAGTGTCGGCGGTGGTGGAGGGCCTACGGCTGGAGATATCGCAGATGCCGTGTGGGATGAGGCCCAGGCGGATCATGTTGCAGCCGGGAGCGTAGGAAAGGCCCTGGACGACACAAATAATAATTCGGTGGCCATAAATGGCAAGATAGATACCCAGGCGGCACAACTCATAAGAATACTTGGCTTAAACCACGAAAATTTTGTCATGGACCCTGTGACTTTTGACGTAAATGGAAGCCTTTTGACGGGTATTGTCAGGTTGTATGACAGTAAAGCCAATGCGGATACAGATGATGGTGCCACAGGGCTCATACACACTTACAACATAAAAAGCGTGAGAACAACACAGGGTTTTCTCGGTAAATACACACAGACAAGGGAAAGCTAATGAGCTATATCCTTGCTACTAATGGTTATGTTGAATGCGGTCAATTTGTTGAAATACCCATACCAACAGTAAAACAAACAAATCTTTTCAAAAAGTCTGAATTGTTTGTGAATGAACGCCGTAGCAAATACGGTGTTGTGGATATTACTTATGTCCGTGATGTTGTTGAAATACCTTTGTGTGCAACACCAGCCAAAACAATCTTTGTTTATGTTGATCGAAATATGATTTCTCAAAGAAAAGAATCACGAGATTATCTAGTCAATGTTTCAGATCTTGTCATTAGTAATATTGCGGTTAAGCCGGTACAAGGCGATTTGATTTTTGAAGATGTGGATGGTGTCAGGTTCACATATGAAGTCGGAGCATTCAACGGAGAACCTGATTGGCGTTATTCAGGTACATACAGAACAGCTTTTCGAATCCATAGCAAACTTATTGATGAGGAAACGATTTGATATGAATCAAAAAAGTAAAGAGAATTTATATAGAGCTTTGGCAATCATTGTCCCTGTCGGCATGTCATTTTTTGTGTTGGCTATGCAATGGGGGATCGTTACTACCAAATTAGATTTATTTGAAAACCGAATCAATGAACTCATAAACGCGAAAGAGAAACATGCTGATATTTTGGCGAAGGTTCGTCAAGACGTGGCCTTTATAAAGGGAAAGATGAAAGATTAATGTCATTTTTAGATTGTCAGATAAAAGTAACCGAAAATTTAGCTGTAAATTTTACGCAGTTTATTCCTGAGGCTGTACTCGTACCTGTAACAGAATTTAAAGATGTCAAAGATGTTAGGGTGTTTACGATACCTTTTGAATCCGTCATAACATTGTTTTCCCGTAGTAAAACTGAAAAGATTTACACGATACAAATCGGAGTCATACAAAAAGTAAATTCAGCAAATCCGGCAACAGATGTTTTGGATTTGGTCGAAGAAATTGTCGAAAATTTTCATGATAAAAATTTACCGGAGGGTATTGATCCACCTTTATATATTGCGGCAGGTTTAAAGAACATCCCATTTTATGATTATGAAAATCTCGATGAAGATAGGGTAATTGTTTCAGTGGTCCAGGTTGATTACAAGGAATATGTATCGTAATGGCTTCAGGAATAAAAGTAAGGATTCGATTTGATAAGAAGGCAATTGAAAAAGCTGTCAAGAGGTCAAATATAGATAGTTTGGGTCGTGCCGGTGCCTTGGTCAGGACGATTGCACGACGAAGTATTAGAAGAAAAGGCGTACAAAATAAACCTTCAAAACCTGGAAACCCGCCAAAGACAACGGGGCCACTTAGAAGATCAATTCTTTTTGAAGTTGCAAAAGACAAACAAGATGTCATTGTCGGACCCAGTTCTGATTTTGTGGATAACGTAGGCAAGGCTCATGAATTCGGTGGAAAATTTAGAAAAGAAAAATTCCCTAAAAGACCTTTCATGGGTCCAGCGTTAGAGAAGGCATCACCCAGGCTTCCGAAGTTGTGGGCTAAATCAATAAGAAGATAGAAAAGGAGAGCAATCATGGCTTTTAAATTAGGAAAAGATTTCATACTTTATTATGACGAGGCCGGGGCAGCAGATGGTCAGGCAACGCCTGCTAACTGGATTGAAAACGATAATGTTAAAGATTTATCGCTCGGAATGGAAAAATCTACGGACGATGTGAGTACGAGAGGTGGTGGAGATTTCAGGGCCGTTGCCGCTACGTTATCAGATGCTACGGTAGATTTTCAAATGATTTATGATAATACGGACGTTCATTTCACAGCGTTTAATGATGCGTTTTTCGGAAGTGGTACAGGTTTTTCAAATGTTGGAGGCGTTGTAATAGGTATCGCCGTGATGGACGGGAATATTGTAACAACAGGTAGCCAGGGCCTTGTCAGTGACATGATGGTCACAAATTTTTCAGTCCCTCAAAACCTTGAGGAAGCCGGAAAGGTTGACATTACAGTTCAACCTACCTTTTCAGCATTCACACCAATTTGGTTCACGGTTCCTTAAACAGGAATCAATTAATAATTATTTATAGAGATAGGAGGGTTATGAAAATTATAAAAGATATCAAAGGTAGAGAATGGAAACTTCAAATCACCGTGGGCACAATCAAACGTGTTCGCGGTGAGCTTGATATGGATCTTTACAATATCGGTGACGATGGATTCATAACAACAATTATCGATGACCCGGTAAAGCTTGTCGAGTTGTTGTGGTTGATGTTTGAAGATCAGGCAAAAGAAGAAGGTATAAGCGCCGAAGATTTCTTATATGGATTCGCGGGAGATGAAATCGCCATAGCTACAAATTTATTTTTAGAGGAATTAACTGATTTTTTCCCGCCAAGCAAGAGGAAGCCAGCCAGGGACCTACTTGCAAAGATCCAAAGACTGGCGGAGAAAGCTTACAAAAAAGTGGAAGTGATGGTAGAGGAAATCGACGAAGACGCGGTAATCGATACGGTGATGGAGACTATGAAACAAAAATAGAAAACATAATTTGTAGAGTGGCGGGGTATCTGGGTATTAATCCAGACCCTTTTACTATTCGTGAATTATGGCTTATGTCAGAAGGAAAACAAAGAGAGGAATGGGAACATACAGCACAAATCATGATGATTATTCAAAACGTAAATTGCACAAAAAGAAAAGATATGAAAAGTGCTGATTATTTTAATCCCTTAATTCCCAAAAACAAAAAACAACAAGTGGGTAAATTTGTGACTAAAGATTTTTCAATTTTGAAAAAAATGTTACCCAATGTGACGGGTACAGTAGAGGGTAAAAATGGCAGTTAAGGCCGGGGAAGCATTCGTACAAATCCTTGCAGATAGTTCGAAATTGAAACAAGGATTAAAGAAGGCTTCAGCTCAATTAAAATCATTTGGTGCCAGTGCGACTAAAATTGGCTTGCAGGTTGCAGGTATTGGTTTAGCTCTTGCGGCTCCTTTTATTTTGGCTACTAAAGTTTTTCTACAAGTTGGTGACGCCCTGGAGAAGATGTCCAGGCGAACAGGGATTGCGGTTGAAGCTCTAAGTGCATTAGGTTTCGCAGCCGAGCAAAGCGGGAGCGATTTGGCGACACTTGAAAAAGGTGTCAGGTCAATGCAGCGGGCAATAAATGATTTGGGTCGTGGTCTCTCAACTCAGAAGGATGCTTTTGCTGAACTGGGTTTAACATTCAAGATCTTGGAAAAATTGACACCAGAAGAACAATTCACACTCATTGCTGACCAACTCAGCAAAATAGAAGATCCTACAAAACGAGCAGCCGTGGCGTTACAAATTTTTGGTCGTGCCGGTTCTCAATTATTACCACTTCTCGAAGATGGGGCGCAGGGTATTGAAAAATTAATTAAAGAAGCTCAACGCCTTGGAATAGTTGTGACAGGAGAAGAAGCAAAAGCGGCGGCAGAATTCACGGATGAAATCAATATTCTTAGAAGAACATTCGAAAGGCTTTTATTTGTTGTTGGCGGTTCAGTATTACCAGTATTTCGAGAGCTACGAAATACTTTTTTGGGAGTGGTTCAAACGCTTATCATAATAATTAAAAATAATAAATCCCTTTTACAAACGATACTTAAGCTTGCCCTTGGGGCCGTTCTTGTAGGTTCGGCAGTGGCCGCATTTGGAATCACAGTGACAGTATTAGGTATCGCTATAGGTGCGGTAGCAAGTATAGTCGGAGCCTTCACGGCTATTTTAGGAATCTTATTTACAGCTATTTCTTTTTTACTCACTCCATTTGGATTGATTACTGCCGCCGTGGTGGCCTTTGGCGTTTCATTGATTATTCAATTTGATTTGGTTAGAAAAGGAATTCGATTTTTATTAGATGGTGTCGAACGACTCAAGACATCATTTGGAGCAGCATTCAAAGAAATAATTGATAGAGTGAAAAAAGGTGATCTTGAAGGAGCCTTCAAAATTCTCACAGCTACACTAAACGTCATATGGGTAAAGGTTTTAGGGGAATTGAAAAAAGCTTGGGCGGAACTTAATTTATTTATTGTCAATCTTGTTGTGTCAAAAATTCAAATGGTCTGGAATGATTTGATTATAGGGCTTGCCGTAGTACTTTTAAAATTTAAAGATAAAGCAAAAGATATTTTTGAAGATATTACTACTTTTACCGCGCAGGTTTTTATTGAATTGGGTCTAGGGTCTGAAGAGGATAAACGTAAATCCATTCAAGCTTTAGAAGATAGAAACAGAGCAGAAAAACAAGCCAGGCAAGATAAAAGGAAAGAGGATATAAAAGCTTTACTTGGTCTCAGCAGCATGGAACAAGAAGAAATAAGAAAGAATAAAGAATTACGGGAAAAACTTGCCCGTGATCTTTTGATGATTGCGGCAATTCAAATAGGTGTAAGTATAGATCAGCAAGAAGTTAGCGACACATCAAAAAAAGCTCAAGCAGATTTGGATAAAGCAAAAAAAAGAACTTGCAGATACTATAAATGATGAGAAAAAAAGACAGGAAGATGAGACGGGGCAAACTGAAGACCAACAAAATGAAATCAATGAAGCTGGCAAAGGAACAAGCCAAATACTTGATGAAATCAAAAATAAACTCATGGGGCTTGAGATCGGTTCGCTGGTCACTGGATTGGAAGCGCCACAACAGGCAAGACTTAGAGCCGTTGGCAGCTTTTCAGGTTTCGGTTTAGAAAGGCAATCATTTCAATTCCAAACAAGCTCAATAAAGTTACAAAAAGAAACGGCTGACAATACAAAAAGATTGTTAACAGAAGCAAAAAAAAGTGAGGCGGCTGTTTTCAAATGACAATAACAATTTCAGAAGCCATTGAGTCAAGGGATGTAAATTTCACACCGGATGATTACACCCAGGAATTAACATTCATCATCAAAAGTGATCCAGGTGACATCACAGATGAGACAACAGTAAAAGATTTTGTCATATTTAATGCTCCACAATTTATTGATAATCTTCCTTTTAATTCTATAAGTGAAATTGAAAGAATAAATGAGGGTTGTTACATCGTAAAGGTTATTTATGACGGGGTGTTGTCTCCAAGCGAATAAGAGGAAGAGGAAGAAGAAGGAAATCAATTCACTGAATCCTTTGATACTACAGGTGGAACAGTTCATATCACACATGGTTTATCTGTAACTGAATCAGCGGGTAAGGTTTCAAGTGAATTAGGTGCAGCAATAAATTTTGATGGCGAAAATGTCAATGGTA